GCTTGCGCGAATACATGAAGCGCCGAAGACGGAACGAGAATTTTCGTTTGGCTGACAATGCGCGAAGGCGAGTCTCCGATCGCTGAAAACCTGTATTAAGGCCGCAAAGGGGCGCAAAGCAGCACCGGGAGAACGGGCCTAATCTTCTGGGATGACGCTAGCCACCGCATCAATCGCAGGCCCAGCTTCGCCTAACGCTGCAAATACCCCAATCTGTACATCAGCGTTCCTGACCAGCCAGTCATGCTCTTTGAACCGCGCCAGCAAATCAATGCTTTTCTCCAGGCCACTCGATTTGCCGCGCGAAATGTCAGTTACAAGCCGATTGAGCGCCATGCTCTTCAGTTCATTAGGTTTATACGTCTGCTCCTGAGACACGGCAATGAACGCTTTATCTATCCCAGGACAGTCCTTGCGCATAAACTTCAGCCCTTGCTTGGCAACATTCGGCGAGTAACCAGCAGATAACGCGCTATCCCTAAACGTCTTACCGTCCTTCAGCACCCCTCGCGCAAGTGCCATTTGCCGCTCATTAGGGCCTCGTACAGCCCTTTGATTCTGCTTTTGTGTCTCTGACATGCTCAGAAACTAGCGCCAAATCACGCCTAAAGTCAAGAAGCAAACGGCCATTAACCTGTTTAGCTAATTATGTCGCGACACGCTAGAGTCCCATAATGGAATGTATGTTAACTAAGATTTTGTTTGTTATCAGCGACTTACGAGATTACCTGCAACGGTATTGCATCTAACGAGTACCATTACCGTGCCCTAGTATCGCACACCAGGCCCATAGGACAACTCACCGCTCATAAGGCGTAGCAAGAGCGCAAACCATACACAGGAAGGCTTTTAGATTGCTTACTGAGAGCGAGGCCGGGGGCGGAGAACCCCTCCAGGCAACAGTTTTAGTTATAGTGCTCGCCAACAGATCCAAAAACTTTTAATCATGTAGCGCCAGATTTGTGTTGACAAATGACACCAAGTGTGGTCACATTGGATTGTGCAACGGAAGTTTCAAGAGCGGGTACGGCTGACGGTGTATTTAGAGAAAAGCGAGCGCATGGTGTTAGCTGAATTGGCTGGTGGAGCTGGGCGGTTATCGGAATGGAGCCGGGAGAGATTGCTTGAGCAACTTGCGGACAATTCGGACATGCGGCCAGAACGAGCAGTACATATGGCTCGACGGCGGACTGTGCCAGGTTCGAATCCTGGGCGTGCTGGGGGCGCACGTGAACCCGATTTCGGTAAATCGGCGGCAGAGGCATCTGTCAGCTCCCAAAGATGCGAACATCACAAACAACGCGGCGAACTCTGCTATAAGTGTGATACGAAATTCGGACTACCAAAAATAGGAGGATAACCATGTTCGGACTTGCATTTGCGGTTTGGCTGACGATTCATTTTTTCCATATTCCGGTATTTGGGCCGTTGCCGGGGCACGTGCATACGACCAAATGAGCTTGCTGCCTGAGTCCGGCAGCGAGGCGGGTAGGGGAGTTTCCCTTGGGTCGGAGGCTCCCCTAAAATAAATGGATTCCTATAGCTATCTAAAAGCTCTGCGGCATCCTGACGTGCTCTCTGGCATTCGAGAAGGTCATCCTACCCGGCTCCCGCATGTGGAAATCATCCTCGCCGACCTTTGCCAGCAGCATTGCGACTTCTGCGCCTATCGGCTACCAGGATATACCTCGAATCAGCTCTTTGATGAAAAGCGCATGATGCCGGAAGCCAAAGCCTTTGAGATTTTGGAGGACTGCGCTTCTATCGGTGTTGAGGCCATTCAATTCACAGGCGGCGGCGAACCTACCATCTACCCTGCCTTTGCCCTGATTCTTGAACGCACCATCCAGTTGGGCTTGAAGTTCTCGCTGGTCAGCAATGGCGTGCGTATCAACGAATCCCTGGCTCCGCTTGTAGCCAAAGCCGCTTGGGTCAGAATCTCTCTCGACTCTGCTTCCGAGTCCAACTACGTCCAAATCCGCCATGTCCACAAGTCTCATTGGGAGAAAGCCCAGAACGCCGTGCGGCTTCTTAAACAGGCGGGGTGCCCGGTTCTTGGTGTCGGTTTCGTCATCACACCGGATAATTGGTCGGAAGTATATCTGGCAGCGCAACTGGCCCGCGACCTCGGAGCCGATAATTTTAGAATCTCCGCCATGTTCAGCCAGCAGGATGAAAAGCTCTTCTCTGGGTTCCATGCCGAAGCCGCCGAGTTGTGCCGCAAAGCCGCTTCTCTCTCTACTCCATCTTTCACCGTCTATAACCGCTTCGCGGACCGCATCGAGGACTTGACCCAGAAGAATCCCGAAGACGCTCTTTGCGGCTATCAGTTCTTCACCACCTACATCGGGGCCGACTTGAATGTATACCGCTGCTGCGGCTATGCCTACAACGAACGAGGTCTCATGGGTTCGCTCAAAGAACAGCGCTTCAAGGATTTCTGGCTCGCGCAAGAAAGGTTCAACGAGCAAAAGAGCTTCGATGCCAGAGGCTGCGAGCGCTGTCAGTTCCGAAAAATTAACTCCGCCCTCGCCTACGTCCTTGATCCCAATCCAAGGCTCCATGAGGAGTTCGTGTGATAAATAGAGCCGCTTGGGGCCACATGCTCCTCGATAAATCTCTCGATACTCACGCGCATCTGCCGTTCCTCTACGAAGTAGCCAAAGGCAATATCCTGGAAATTGGCGTCCATTGCGGCATCTCCACCACTGCTTTTCTGGCAGGGCTTGAATCCAATGGTGGCCATCTCTGGAGCATCGACGTGCACCCTTCCTGCCGCTACGTCCACTTCGGCCATCCGCTCTGGACGTTCTATTGCCCGTGGGCCGGAGATGTTCCTAAGCCGGATTTGCCACTAGATGTTCTCTTAATCGACGGAAATCACGACTACAAATATGTGCTCGATGACCTTCAGACTTGGGGCCATCACGCCAAACTCATCCTGTGCCACGATGCCGATTCCGCTTCCTTCCCTGGCGTCCGCGCTGCGATAGACGATTATTGCGGATGGAACAATCTCAAGCACGAACTGAGAAAGGGCTCTAACGGCCTGGAGGTGATTTATCGTTGACGTTTTTATTCGCGTGTTCAGTTCCTCGGCGCTTAGGCTAGGCTTTGCCATCGCTACCGTGGCCCGTTGGAAGCTCCAGAAAGATTGCAATATCCATGCCCTGCGCTGGGTCGGCGGCACTGATTATGATTTCCCGTGCCATACCATCGTTCCCTCCGGCGAGCCCTTCGCCGCCGAAAGCCTCAAACGTGCCGAGCAGCAAGCCCTCTCCGACCCTTACATCATCTGCAACGACGATAACCTTCCTTACGGGCAGGATTTCGTAGCGAAGGGCCTCGACATCATGGCCAGACATCCTGACTACGGCGTTATCTCCGGCGTCGTTACGAACGGCCATGAGGCTTACGACCTCGCCAACGAAGTGCACGAAATCCATGCCGTAGGCGGGTTGGTGTTTCTCCGCAAGGGCCTTGTCACGGAGTTCCCTCCGCTCGAAGATGCTTTCTGGGATGGCGAGCGACACAAGCAGGTCACAGCTAAAGGTTTCAAGTCCGGATATTCCCACCGACTTCCTTACCTCCACATGGGAGCGCATTTCAGCATCGCCAATCCTGATTTCTTTACAGGTGCCTGATGAAATGCCCGCACCGGGAAAGAATCGAACGGCTCTTTGACCGCATCCTCATTGAGAAAGAAAAGCTAGACTGCCTCCACGTCAGCCAGTGTGCCAAGCAGGGCTGCGCTTGCCGCCGTTGCAAAACCGCGCGAAAAGTAGTTGACACTCGGAAAAGCTAGGAATACTCTCTCGGCTGGAGGCCTTATGCCTACACGCCAGTTTGCCAACGACTCCATGACGCCCGACCCCATCTCCGTTTCGCGCGACGCCTACAAGGACGAAATCCCAAGCGACCGCCCCATGCACGAAAACGCCACTCCCGAACATTCCAATCTTCTCTATACCGGGCGGCAGTTCGATACCCAGGTGAAATCCGCTTCCAGTTCCTACGGCGTCAGCGTCGATTCCTCAGGCGTATCGAAGGAAGCCATGAACATCGACGTCCATGAGGCCAAGCGTGGGAAAGAATCCTAACGTTTACCGTTTCGAAGGAGTGGAAGAGTCCATGCCGAAAAACATGCTAGCAAGCGGGCCGGGATTCAAGGCAATGGAGCAGCGCCTCGCCGGAGCCAAAAAGATGAAGCCCATGAAACCCTCCGTTCCCCGCAAGCGTTCGGCCTCTCCGGTAATGAAGTCCGTAGCTCCGAATATGAAACCGAGCGGCATGTGAGCCAGATTAACTCACGAGAAATCTGCCTTCTCGCTTCGCAGATAATCACCACCTCCGGCAACGGCCCGGACATCGTGGTTCCGATGGGTTGGCAAGCGGCCACCGTCAGCATCAATATCAACACCGTCACCGGCACCTCCCCTACCTGGAATGTATTCCTCCAGAAGCGATTGCGGCAAGCATCCGCGACAGACCTCGTAGGCACGGACGTTACCGGAACGGCCATCTATGACGACCTTCTAGCCTTTACAACGCTAACCACCAATGCAACGCGCATCTGCAATATCGTTACCGGAGAACTCCCCGGCACTGCCAATGCCACTATCGTAACCACGGCGGACTATGCACAATCCGACGCTGCTCTTGGGTTTGGCTCCCTGCGTATCGGGCCGCTTGGCCCTACCTGGAGAATGAAGTGGGTGGTAGCTGGAACAACTCCGTCCGGTACGGTTTCCGTCACCGCGCAGCTTATCCCCTGGAGCACCTGATGCCGGGCATGAAAGAAACGATGGGAGAGTTCAAGCGCGGAACTCTTCACAGTGGTTCGAAGAAAGGCCCTATCGTGGACAAGCGGGCGCAAGCGATTGCCATCGGACTCAAGCAGGCAGGACTAAGCAAAAAGAAATGAATGGCGCTACTAGAAAAATCCGCAGCTCTTTACTTCTCCCCTGAGAGCGTAGGTGCCGACGAAGGCACGCATTGCGGCATCTGCTGGAAATTCAACCCCAAAGAAAAACTATGCCTAGAAGTTCGTGGTTCCATAAACGGGCAAATAGGAACCTGCGGCCTCTATGTTCACGGAGAACCGTGGGGCGATAAAATCAATGCAGTCATCCGGCAAGTCAGCAAGGCCGAAGCGGGTTATGTCGAACTCGGTAAAACTCATTGCGCGAATTGCGATGAAATGCTTATTCCTCGCCTGTTCGGTGAAAGCCGCTGCGCCAAGGTGCAGGGGATGGTTGAAGGGCGCGGGTGTTGTTCGGCGGCATGGGAACCAAGGAAATGAAGGCTCTCGAACAAATACAGGCTGATGAACTGCTGAGACGGGCGGAGCAATACAAGCGCGTAAGACAGGCCGCCAGAACGAATCTCCTCTACCTGTGCAATGAGATTCTGGGCTATAAGGACGTAACCAAAGAAGTCCACGGCGACATCCTGAAGCACTTGCAGAAGTTCAAGGGCGGAACAGACACCATAGACGAAAAAGGAATCATCCGCTACACGCCTGCCTGCTCCTGCTGGGATTTGGAAGGGCCAAGAAATACATTAATTCTCTTCCCTCGCGGTCACCTGAAAACCACCATCATCACCATCGCACACACCATCCAATGGATTCTGAACTACCCCGATATTCGGATGCTTGTTTCCACCGCCACGGGCGACCAGTGCAAGAAAATGCTCTTGGAAATCAAGGGCCATTTCCAGTACAACAACCAGTTCCGGCTATTCTTTCCTGAGTATTGCCCGGTAGCGAAACGAGCTGCTGACTTTGGTTCACAGGAAGAATTCACCGTCCCCTGCCGCAAAATCCACCGAAAGGAACCTACGCTCTCCACCTGTTCCGTGGGCAAGGTTATCGCTGGTGCGCACTATGAAGTTCTCAAGAACTCGGACTTGGTTGATAAGGAGAACGTCAAAACTCCTAACCAGATTGCTGATGTTATCTCCCACTTCGGATACCTCAATCCTCTGCTGGAACGGAGCGCAGTCCCGCCTTATCACGGATGGACGGATGTCGAAGGAACTCGGTATGACTTCGGAGACTTGTACGGACGGCTGCTTGAATCTGGAACTTACCATACCTGCGTCCGACCTAGAGACGATGATGACGTTGTATGGCCAGCAAGATTCCCGGCCTCCGAACTGAAACGGATTGAGAAGGAAATCGGCAGCTACATCTACAGTTGCCAGTACAAAAACAAACCGATTCCCCCGGAAGGAGGCTTGTGTGACCCGAAAGATATTGTTTTCCTTTCCCGAAAAGTGCTTAACGACATCCAGCCCATGCTTCGTCTGCATACGACCATCGACCTGCACGGCATGGAACCCGCAAGGAACGACAACGACTACACGGTGCTTAACGTTCACGGGTTCGATAGGGATGGGCGACTATACGTCGTGGATATTCGACGCGGACGTTTCACCCCAGAGCAGGTGATTTGGCAGGTGTTCGATATTTACCAGCGATTCCCGCAGATGATTGACTTCAAAATTGAAAAGGATGCCCATGCGCGAGTATTACTGCCGTTCTTACAACGTGAGGCTAGTAAGAAACAGCGTTTCCCTACGATGGTTCCCATTAGACGCGATACACATACTTCAAAACAGCAGCGGATACGGGGTTTACAACCTTGGTTCAGAGCAGGAATTATACGATTTGCTGAAGACTTGCCGTGCAAGACCGACCTTATCTTGGAGATTATGCAGTTTCCTAGCCAGTCTAGCGGGGTTCACGATGACATGCTCGATACGCTCGCTGACGCCATGCAGAACCAGGAAGGTGGAGTCAATGACGACGTGGTGAGCGACGGAAACTGGGACCCCGGCCAGCAGTTCGGAATGCCCAAGCCGAAAGACCGTTTCTTAGGATTCAATCAGGATGGCAGCGAGAATTGGCTGTACGGAGACGCCCCTAAGACGGTAGACTCCCCGACAGGAGTGCTATGAGTTACGCCGACTCGCCCAACGCCGGAATCCCCGACCCACTTACCGGGAAACAGCAAAAGGAAATAAAACTCCCCGAAGCAAGCTGGTCGAACGAGCGGGCGCTGAAGATAGTAAGGACGGACTTTGCTTATGCCGAAGCATACAGAACACACGCCCACGATTGGAGGTATCGGAATGCAAACGAACTTTACCTTGCTTGGGCCGGACAGCGATATTGGGATGGAACGCGTGTCCCACGTTCATCAATTGGACTCTTCGTGGTTTTTGAACAGGTTGAGTCCATGCTGCCTAAAATTGTGGACTCTCTTTGTGACCCCGAATCCTACGAATTCTTCACCGACGACCCCGACCATGCCGCGCTTTGGAAAGAACTTGTCACCGAGCAGCTAGACGAAATCCACTACCGCGAGCAGATAAGACTTGCCGCCAAATCATCGCTCATCTATGGCAACGGCATCCTCGAATGGGGAATTGAGGACTACGAGGACGAGAATATCAGCTTCGAGAAAACGCAGCGCCTTACTCGCGTCGATACCATGTACCACCCGATTCACGGGCAAATCAACATTCCCCAGACTGAGAGCGGCTACAAGCGAAAGATTCAGACGGAGACTAAAAGAAGGCCCTACCTCCGTTACCGCAGCATCATAGATAGCTATGTGAACCCGAACTGCGAAACGCCATGCCTACAATCCCCCGGCAACTACTTCATTCTCCGCTCCTACATGACGGCGGAAGATTTGAAAAAGCTCCGGGGCAAGAAAGACTTCGTTATCCCCGATGACCAGACGCTCACCGAATACAGCAAGGCTAAGACCACGGCCAACCAGGATGTGACCAAGCTCTCTACAGAACTCTTCCGCCAGAACATGTGGAACCCGGCGCAAGACTATTCCGGCGACCCCGGCAAGAAGAGAATCGAAGTTATCGAATATACGACAGCAGACAGAAAGATTTGGTGCCTCAATCGCGAGCATATCGCCTACAACAAGCAGAACCAGTACAACGAAATCAACTATCTGTCTATGCACTATGCGGACGTGCTAGACCGCTGGCACGCGCTGGCTATCTCCGACGTAGCCGAGGGGGAGCAACGGCTTCAGCAGGCTATCATCAATGGAAGAATAGACGAACTGGCGCTTTCGATTCACAGGCCCATGATTAAACGGCGCGGCGTAACGATTCCGCCTTACCAGTTGAAAGTCCGACCGGGGGTGGTCATTGAAACAGAAAACCCAGAAGGCGACATTAAACAGCTTGAAGTCCAAAATATCACGCAGCAAGCATTCATCGAGGTTGAAGCCTCAGAGCGTCGTACTCAGCGCATCACTGGGATGTCAGACTTGGCAGCTCTCGGTTCCCCTACCTCTGGCGGGAATTCCGCCAATAGGACAGCCGCTGGAGTTAACACTCAGGTTGGTGCAACACAAGACCGCGCTCGATATTATATCTCTAACAGTGAAGAAGGTGTAATCGAACCGCTACTGAACAAATTCATCTGGCTGAACAAGCGTTTCATGGACCCGAAACTGGGAGCCGCATGGATTATTCTGCACAAGGATTACTCACAGAAAAACCCGCTGGACGTGATGAACGCTCGCGTCAAAGCCTACTGCTATGCCTCCGTACGCTTGCAGGCCAAGCAGAACTTCATGCAGAACTTCGCAGCCATCGGGCAGACCATCTTCAATCCCGAACTTCTCCAGATGCTGGCGCAGCAGCAAAAGAAGACCGTCAACGCCGAGGCTTTCGAGCGGTGTATCTGGGACGCCGTGGGCTATACGCCGAGACACCCCATCTTCATCGACATGAACGCCGAACAGAAACAGACCATGCAGCAGCCGCCTCCGGCAGACAAGCTCAAGGCCCAGCTCCAGCAAATGCAATTGCAAATGGACAAGAGCATCCATGACAACCAAAACATTACAAAACTTCTTGCGCAGTTTCTCAAGGACGGTTTCAAGCATCATGCAACGATGGAGCAGCTTGACGACACGGAGAATCAGCACCAGCGCGACACGGCTAAGGAACTGGTTCTCCAGCAAATGCAGCAACAGCAGGCGGGTAATGAGCCAGCTTCTGAATAGGCTGCTGAGGAAGAAGGTCGAGCCTGAGAAGCCTCTGCTCGAACAGCTCAAAGAGCAGATTGACTTGGCGGAGGAATTTGATAGACTCCAAGCGTTTCCGGCTTGGGAAAAGGTTCTCCGCTACATGGGAACTGAAGTCAATTCCGAGCTGACGGAAGCAACCCGCTACAAATACGACCCCGTAAAGCAGCAAGTCCACGTCATCGGCTGGAACGCCAAGCGAGAACTGCTCGATAAAACACTGGCGTTCATGGAATCCGCGCAGAACGAGCGCGACAGAATCATCGAAGAATACAGGGAGATGCAAAATGCCAGAGACAACAACGGGGATAGAACTGAAACTAGCTAACGGCAACGTCATCAAGGCGGAGAACGCGGAGGAAGCGCTCAAGGTAGCCGCCAAGATGATTGAGGACAATTCCGCCGCCTACCGCGAAACGAAAGCCTCGCTCGATACCATGCAGACGCAGTATCAGACCCTCGAACAGCGCATCGAGGCCATGAAACCAAAACCGGAGCCGACCAATGGATTCGACAAGGACAAGTACTACCAGCTTCTGCATGACGACCCTATCCGTGCGCAGAATTACCTAGATGGGCAGCGCTTCGGAGTTCCGGCAGACGAAGTACCGCAATATTTCACTGGCATGTACCAGAAAGTTACAGCAATGGAAGGCGAGAGCCTGGCTGCGGGCTTTGTCAACCGCCATCAGGAGTTTCCGCAGGACACGGACTCCGCGAAAGCCCTGACTAATCGGGTTGTGCAATTGAGGAACATGGGGCACCCGACCTCTGCCGAGACGATGGAACTGGCCTACCAGCAACTGGTGAACGAAGGCTCTATCAAGCCCGTTGAGAAACAGGAAGATAAGGAAGAAATCCCGCCGTCTCTAGGCGGTTCCGGCTCGAACATGAGCGAAGCGGACGTGAAGAAAGCGGAAACCATGAGCAACAAGGAACTGGAGGCATTCCTGAAGTCCAAGGGGATGCTATGACAGAAGTTTTCGTTCCGTTCGACAAAAAAATTACACTCGACATGCTGGAGAAAACTCTCTACTCATGGGACAGTGAGGAATACGAGCCTATCGCGCTGCAAGTCAAGGACAGGCGCAACATGCAACTGGTTCGTGTAGCGGCGGAGGCGATAGCTAAGGGTGATTACATCATCGCCCCATTAGGCAGCAAGCCAAACGATAAAGTCACATTCTATCAAAAGGGCAAGGGAATCAAGGTGGAAGCGTGCCAGCCGAGAATCCAATAATCCTGCTGGTGCGTCATGGAAGAACGGAACTGAACGACCCCGCCGCTCCTCGTCTACGAGCGTGGGAGAATCCGCCTCTAGATAAACGGGGAATCCTAGATGCGAAGTTAGCCGCCTCGAACCTCAAGCGATACAATCCACAGATGATTTTCTGCTCCGACCTGATGCGCGACACCGAGACTGCCAACATCATCGCCAACGAGAACAGCAACATTCCTTTTGAGATAGACTTTTCCTTCCGCACAGCAGATATGGGAGAGCTTGGCGGATTACTGGACGCGGAAGCGGCTCCGCTGGTCGAGAAATGGTATGACCAGCCGTGGTGGACAGCTCCGGGCGGAGAGAGCAACAACAACTTTCTAAGACGCTGGTACAACGCGTTCGACCTGAAATTCAATCTAGCCAAGGAATCCCCAGCTTTCCGGCCAACCATCATCGTGACGCATGGCAGGCCGATAGCCGCCATTCACGCACGTTCAGCGATGATTCCGCAGAAAGAAGCTTTGATGCCTTACCCCGGAGGCATTGCCAGCGTTTATCTTGATGAGCGAGGAGAAGCAAAACTTGAGTTCCTTACCGACACCGAGCCAATCGCCAAAGACCAGTGAGCCGATAAAGATAGCCTTTGCGGTGCTCTCGACGTATGAAAGGGGCGGCTGGATTCATCCGTCGATTCTCCAGTTCTTTTGCGACCTGCCGTTCAAGACGGGCTATGCCTTCCGGATGATTCCGGTTCACAATTTCCTGCCAGCGGCCAGCGGGAGAAACGTTTTCTGCAAGGCCATGAAGGACAACGACGCGGACTGGATTTGCATGGTGGATAACGATATGGCCATGCCGGAGAATCTTCTCGACGCAGTAAAGGATGCTCCCCCGGACGCGGATATTGTCTGCCCGACGTTCTACATGTGGTCGCAAAACGACCTTAAACTAACGCTCTGCTGGGGCATGGACGGCGTTCCTATGGGCATCGTGAGCAAACTCGGCCCCGGCTACCACGAACTGACAAAATGCGGAACAGGCGTCATTTTCATCAAGCCGAAAGTGTTCCGGGCGATGGAGTATCCCTACTTCCGATACCTCTACAATTCCGATGGCTCGATGGAAGGCACCGAGGACATCCAGTTCTGCCTGAACGCCAGAAAAGCAGGATTCAAGATTTACGGAACGACGGCGGTAAAGGTTGGCCATTACCATTCCGTGGAGCTTGGCTCGCTCTGGGATTGGTATGACCAAAGGAAGGCTCAAGTGGAGGCTGAGAAAGTTCTTGACTCTCCTGAGCCAGTAAGCGTAGATTCGGCAACGTAAGGCAAGCAGGTGTTCCCTGCGCCCCGCGCTTAGGGCGTTCCCCGAAGCCAAGCAACTCATCTTCAGCGTGTTCCGCTCTAGTGAGGCAATTCCAAACCTTAAAAGGAGGATTGTCTCTTGGCCTATTCACCGACTCCGAATACCACCATTTCTGCGCCATTAGCACATCTGGCGACAGTCTGGTACAACCGGAGAGCGCTCGACCAGCTCAAAAAGCGTTTCCGTTTCTACAACGCTTGCGAGCCCGACATGGTTCCGCGCCGCTCCGGAAAAACCGTGCAATGGTTCCGTTACACCTTGCTCGGCGCAAACACCACGCCTGCCCCTGAAGGTACGGTAGGGAACAGCAACACACTTGCTACCTCGACCCTCTCCGGCACGGTCAGCGAGTATTCCGACTTCATCACGGTTTCAACGCTTCTGGACGAGACGGCCATTGACCCCATCGTGCAGAACGCAGCGGAACAGCTCGGCTACTCGGCTGGACTCAGCGTGGACACCATCATCAAGGCTGCTTTCGACGGACAGGCAGGCGCTGTCCTTTCCCCAGCCACTCTGGGCACCTATGCGACGGTTGACGACCTGCGCCGCGCAAAGGCGCTTCTTGAGGGCGCGGATGTCCGGCCAAAGGATGACGAGTTCTATTACTGCATCCTACATCCCTACATCCTCTACGACATCAAGAGCGACAACACTGCTGGAGGCTTCATCGACCTGATGAAAGCGATGTACATGGGTTCGCACGAAGAGAACCCGCTTATCAAGCCGGAGAATCCCTTCGACGGCCCCGCTGGAATCGTGGACAACGTAAAGATTTGGGTCACTACCAACGTCACCACGTCAGGGTCGGCACCTAACGTTCTGTACTCGGCTTATGTTGTCGGGCGCGGCGCGGCGGGAGCGGTTGACCTGCAAGGAAGCGGGCCTTCGCGGGTGGAAGACCCTTCGAAGCAGCAATTCAGGATTAACGTGATTCGCGGCGGGCCGCAGATTGCTGACCCTGCCGGGATGATTGGCGCGGCGATAAGCTACCGCTACGTTTTCCTGGCCCAGATTCTGGACACAGTAAATCTACGCTACCGGATTTTCAAGCCGGATGCGAGCTTGGTCTAAGGAGACAACCGATGCCTAATTCAAACATCATCGAACGTCTCCAAGGCGGCCCATCTTCTTCTCAGGGCGCTTACGCGATTCCATCCGTTGTTCCAACGGTGACGAGCGCGTTTGTGGCTCTAAACCAGCAGGCAACGGCTGCGGTGCTTTCGGTAGGAACGCCGCAATACATAACCGGAGCATCCACGGCACCGAGCTTTGCGCAGAATTTCGACGGTTTCGCGTTCAAGCTGCGCATCCTGGGAAAAGTCACCACCGGCGCATCCTGCAACGTCACCGTCGCCATTCAACAGGGCAACACGACCACGGTAACTGCCGGAAACACGGTAGCGACCACGGGCGCGATTGCCGTCAACACCACTTCTGCCAACTTTTTCCTTGAATGCGTCGTCGTTTGGGACAACGTTACGCAGAAGATTCAGGGTGTTATCAACGAAAGCTGGGTGAACGCAACTGCCGTCGCCACAGCGGTTGTTACCAACCAAGTTGCAGTCACGACTCAGTCAGCGTTGCAGTTTGTCCCGGTTCTAACCTTTTCGGCCACTACCGGAGC